TTCGTTGGATGTTTCAGGTAATCCTCAGAAGAAGATCAGAGTGTTTACTGATAATTTCTACAATGAAGTTAGCAAATTATCTGCTGTTGGTAGTTTATCTGCTACCAACAAGTTCGGAGCATTCCAACAACAATTGAATGAAATCACTAATAAATTGGAAGTAAAAGCTGATGCTTTATATCCTCTTGGTGCATACAGCCCAACAGTGATTAAACAAAAAACCCTTGGAAGCATTCCAGATAAAATCAATCGTGCTTTGGAAAGTGTTAAAAATGATGAAATCTATGACATCGATGTTGTCGTGGAAGGTGGTCTTGGAACGGTATTCACAATGGCATCTGCCGCTGGAACAACCTATTACGACGATACACTATACAATACCGCATTAAAAACGAAAGTTGATTCTCTTAGAACATCACAAGATATTTCCAACGATACTGTTGCTACAGATCTTCGTGGAAGTTACAGCGCAGTGTTCAATCAATTTGAAAATTTCTGTAATCTCCCCTCCAATACTGGTGGTCGTGGTGACTGTATCTTCATTGCTGATCCAATCCGTCACATTCTTGTGACTGGGAGAAACAGCAAAATTCTTGCTGATAAAACAAAGAACTTCCAATTGGACGTTTATTGGGCAATGAGACATCAATTTGAATTGGAGAATACATCCTATGCTGCTACCTATGGTAACTGGGTGCAAGCTTATGACGATTTCACTGGTGAGAAAGTATGGATTCCATTCTCTGGTTATCAAGCTGCTATCATGGCTCGTAGCGATGCTGCTGAGTTCCCATGGTCTGCTCCTGCTGGATTTACTCGTGGTCTTGTGACCAACGCTTTGGATATCGCAATCAATCCGAATCAGAAACAGCGTGATGAGTTCTACAAGATCAATATCAACCCTGTGATGTTCTCAGCTTCTCAAGGAATTGTAGTGTTCGGTCAAAAAACGATGTCTCGCAAACCAAGCGCATTTGATCGTATCAATGTTCGTAGATTGTTCCTTGCTCTGGAAAGACCTACTAAGAAAACAGCACAATTCTTCGTGTTTGAACCAAACAATGATTTCACTCGCACCAGATTGGTCAATACATTGGACCCAATCTTCAAAAATGCGAAGGAAAATGGTGGTTGCCATGATTACTTGATTGTCTGCGATGAAAGAAATAACACGCCACAAGTCATTGATAGTAATGAACTGAAAGTTGATATTCTAATCAAACCAACAAGAACTGGTGAGTTCATCCTCTGCACATTCACGGCTTCCCGTAGTGATGCAAACTTCAACGAATTGGTTTAATCTAATCACTCTATAATATCACAAATCCTGATTGGCAATACCAGTCAGGATTTTTTTTTATAAAAGGATTTGTTTGGAGAAAAATTGTTCCAAATGACTAAATAATAATATGCCAACAAGTATCGAAAATTTTATGTCACAGGCGATGCAAAAACAATTTGCTCGTGATTTCCTTTTCCGTGTTAAACAAATAGATATTGCAGGACTCTCCTTAAACGGGGAAACTGATTTGATCTATGCTAAAACAGCTACTTTTCCTGGAAGAGATATTGAAAACAAACAGGTAAATTATTCAGGTCAAACCTTCAATATCCCCGGAAAATCAAGTTATCCGGGTTCCGATGGATGGTCTGTGGAATTTTTTCTTGATCAAAATTTAGATATTAGAGAAAAACTTGAAAAAGCTAGCAGAATTTTGTTCGATAATGAAACGACCACTGGTAATATTTGTATGCCTGGTTATGAGTCTGTAATCACTTTGGATGTTCTCCAAATTCCTTGTCAGAGGGGAACAAATATAACAACTGGTGGGGAAATGCAAATTGGTAGAACCATTCAATTAATTGGTGCTTCACTTCGAAATATTGGCGAAGTTTCTTACGAGATTGCTGATGGCACTGGTGAAATTAAAACATTTACTGCCACTTTCGCATATCACTTCTACCGAGGTCTTGTGTAACGGAAAATGTCTATTAAGATCGGGGTATCATTGGAAATATAATCCAAATGATTAAGTAATTACATGTCCCACCCACAAATTGAAGATTTTCTCCAAGCGTTCTCAGGGGATGCTAGATATTGTCTTTCCATACCAGTATTGTGGTCAGTATCTATTGATGGCGTATCGAATGATTCCATAAATTATTATTTACAATTGGCGGGGGAGAAATGGAGAGCTAATATTAATCCCATTTCGATGACCAAAAACAATAATATTTTACCAGCACAATCAGTAACAATTCCAACGGAAGGTGCTAATTTTGGTGCTAGTCCTATTGGTGAAAACAGTGGTGGATTCTTACCCGGATATGTTCTAAATAGTAGACAAGATTTTTTATCTCGTACCTTTTCTGTAAATTTTTTAGAAACCCGTAAAGATTTGGAACACGAATATTTTAGACCATGGATTATAGCTTTGTCAATAAAAGGATTGATTGAATCGGGATCTAATCTTAAAGCTGATATCACAGTTAAACAATACACAAACAACGGGGAACTGAGAAAAGGTTATATTTTCAGAAAAGTATTTCCAACAGCTATCGAGGGATTCACGCTAGACTACCAAAATACTGAATTTGTGATAAAAAGTGTAACATTCGCGTGTCAGAATTACGAGCAAATTGCATATTGATGAGAATAACAATTAGTGATATCAAAAAATGTTTGGAAGAAGATGAAGAATTTTTCATCAATTATTTGAACAATTTTAAAGGTGACAATGTTTATGAGAAATTTACCAATATATTAAAAAATTGGGAAAAAAACATTTCATATACTATTAATTTTAGAATAAAAGAAAAAAATCTAAAAATATCATTGGATTATATATTGAAAGAATTGAATAGCTTTGTCAATCAGCCTACTTGGTTTGAATATTCAAATATGAAAGTATTGATCGACATTCCAAGTAAATTCGTAAAAGAATTGAATATTCTTTCTGTGTTTGATTTCATAAGAAAAATAGAATATGGCAATTTTATTATCGATTTTTCAGAATTGTCAGAAGAAGTTAAAGATAAAATGTTGGAAAAATTACCAGCAGATTTCTATAATAAAATGATTCAATTTTTGATAAACACGAACGATAAAAAAATCATTTTACAAAATTCCACATTGGATAATATGGAAATCAACTTTTTGACATCCTTGCCTTATGAAATGATTAAGGGATTGTTCTTCTCATACGACATGGATTATTTTCGCGACATTATTTATCACTTATCGAAAAAAATTGATGGGAGAATTTTGATGGATTCTACTATCATGGATATGGAATATTATATTGATAAAATGAAAGGCGATGGAAGTAATGTTGATAATTCTGCGAATTTGTATTGACAAATAAGTTACCAACATAAATACACTCATGGAAAACAATGTTAAGAACTTCTTGGATAGTATTCAAGATTTAAAAAATACTAAATTTAAAGCAAATCGTATCTCCACGGGGGAAAAATTTGATTGTGTCCCCCTATCATTCAAACAACAAAAAAATATCATTTCAACTTTCACCGAAGGAACTGTGGGTGTTTTAAAATTTCAAAAGATTTTGAATGATATCATCATGGAAAATACAGAATTGAATGATTGGTTGGTGGTTGATAAGATTCCTGTTATTTTAAAATTGAGAACTGAGAGCTTGGGGCATATTGTTAAAACCTCTGAAGGAGAAATTGACATTAAAAACATTAAAATTATGGATAAAATCGATACTCCCCTTCAACATGTTGTTGAAGGAGCAGTGACGGTAGAATTGGACACCCCCACATTAGTTGAAGAAAACAAAATTATCAATTATGCAATTGATATTCTGAAAAAAGATGGTGAGAAAGATGTTGGGAAGAATCTGAGTAATCTCTTTACATTTGAAATTGTCAAATTTGTTAAAAATGTAAAATTTGGAGACAACTCTTTGAATTTTTCGGAATTGTCTATCAAGGATAGAATCTCAGTCATTGAGAACTTACCGTTATCAATTAACCAAGAAATTGCCAAATTTATTGATAAAATTAAAGAAATCGATAGATTACAAACAAAAGTGGTTATTGATGGTGAAGAAAAATCTTTTGATATTGACGTAACATTTTTTGATAATTAATATGAAGAAAAACACAATAATTAAAAAATTGGAAACTCACGAAGAGAAAATCATCAAATCTATTAATGATTTTCAAGATTTTCTTGATTCGATTGATGATGCTGAAATTTCATTAATGGCTGAAGATTTTTGCGTGGGTGTTCTTGACTTTATTCAGGAGAATGATACTTGTAGTCTTGTCAATATCAGAGAATTTATTGAAGACGAATATGAACCAGAGTAATAATATTTTAATTTTAGGAAAAGGTTACATAGGTAATTACCTTTTTAACCATTTACAATCTAAATCATTTGACATCCAAATTAAATCAAGAAACGATCTAGATTACCATGACATGTCAGTATTGAAGAAATTCATTCTCAATAATGATATTAAAACGGTAATAAATTGTTCAGGATTTACTGGTAAACCTAATGTGGATCAAGCAGAATTGGAAAAAGAAGAATGTTGGAAATTGAACACCACTGTTCCTTTGGAAATTAATAGAGCATGTGATTCATTGGGAATCTACTATATCCACGTTTCCACTGGTTGTCTTTATGATGGATATGATAAGGAGTGGTCGGAAAAAGATACACCCAATTTTGGATTGTTTCAGAATTATAGCTCATTTTATTCCAAATCCAAACATGCTTACGAAAATCTTGCAAAAGATTTGAAAGGTATTGTTTTGAGAATTAGAATGCCATTTGGTCAAGATAATTCATATAGAAATTATCTCACCAAAATTAAAAATTATAATGATTTATTGAATCTTGTAAATTCCAAGACATACATTCCTGATCTTTGTGATTTTGTGCAATGCCTCGTTAGCACTGTAGATAATGATACTTATTGGGTTCGTAGAGAAACTTACAATATCACCAATCCCGAACCATTGAAAACCGAGGAGATTTGTAAGATTCTGAAATCATATGGTATGCACAATTCTTATTGGAAATTGGTAGATAGGTCACAATTGAAAGCACATGCAAATCGTTCCAATTGTGTATTAGATACCAGAAAATTACAACAAATCTTTCCAATCAGAACTGAGAAGCAAGCAATCATTGAATGTTGTGAACGAATCGTAGCTGATCAAAAGGAAAGATTGAAGAAACAACAAGAAATCTCCAAAGACGAA